GCATATCTTTCATTACCTCTGAGTACTTATCTGAGCTTTCGTAGTCTTCTATAAGATACATTCCCTTGTTCTCAAGCGTAACCGGTCTATACAATACAGCCATAGCTTTATGCATATCACTCCAGTCAGCCATATAGGTGTCTAAGTCAACAAACTCTCCTAAAGAGATACTATCGAGCTTGGGTATAAACCCAAACTCTACCTCATCACCATTTGGGTCCTTTAATGAGAACCTGCTTATCATAGGAGTGTCCTCTTTAAACAACTCATTAAGGTGGTTTATTACAAAGTTGAAGTCAGTAAGCTTCATATTGTAGGCCTCCTTTAGAGTCAGCCCACAAAAGACCTCCAGCATCTTAAGATTAAGAAACTCTGGGTCTTCAGCTTCCTTGTTGTCCTCAGATAGCTTATAGAACTTTTGATATTCTGAAAGCTTAATTCCTCTTAGCGACTTGGGGATGTCTATCTTTAACTGCTTCATACTAATATAACCAATATTTGGTGTCGGTGTACCATAAGCAGACCAAAACAAAAGATGGAAAAATTAGTTATATTAATATAGAATTGGAATTTTGGGAGTCACAAACGAACAAAAATGAAAATTCGATATCCTTGCTGGGTATTAATAAAGAGGCTTAGGGTAACTATACTTTTATCTGAAAGTCTATTCCTCTTTTCTGAATCGGTTGATTTTATTAAACCTGATATACTATACCCGTCCGATCTCGTTTTACGTTGATTTTATTAAACTCAATATACTATAACCGATTAAGCCCGTTTTACGTTCTTTTCCTTAGAGGCTCTCAAATCTCTGGCTAGGGGTAGGGTACCGCTCATATGTTTAAGGCCCTTAGAAGCGCTGTGAGCGCCTCCTGGGGCCTGTTTTCGTTTGGTTGATTAGTTTTAAGGGCTGAGTATACCCAAAAAAAAAGCCCGGTTAAAAACCAGGCTCTTATAAATTTATTGATATTTTATTTCTGTTCTATGTCGGGAAGTCCGTAATCGTTTAAACTTATTGACATATCTAAATAAAACCCGCACGCGCTGCAAAGAAAATTATCCTTTTCGTTGACGTGGCCGCAGCAACTGCAATCTTTGTCTATATTCATTTTGTTAAGTTTATAAATTCAGTTTGTTTAATTCTTTTATAAAATGTTTTATTGTCTGTTATGTAATATTCCGCGGGGTCGGTTATATCGTATTCAATTATAGACAAAGCTTTTCTAATTGGATAAAGCTTTTTTATTTCTTTGCTTTGTTTTCTGTAGTGTTCAAACTGTTGCTTTGATTTGCTCATTTTGTTTTGTGTTTAGTTTATTGCTATTAATTACAAACCCGGACGCATCAAGCCGGGCGGCTTTTCCTTTTGCTTTGAGGCCCAATATAACGCCCGAGTGATTGATCATTACCAGGTCGGACGCGTCACCGTCTACCACCTTAAAACCTTTGTAGTGGGTTGGCAATTGATCCGAGAAGACGGCCGAAACATTAGCCCCGAGGCTTAAGGCCTCGAGGGCCTCGGCTTCGTTATCTTCAGCCCTGGAAAAGGTTAATACATAGTTAGTCGCGTTAATATACTTTTTTACTTTGCCTAATATTTTTGTATAATCATAGAAGACCGCGACCGGGGCCAGGTCGGTAATATCTAAGCCCGCGTATTTTTTCAATAGATATATAAAATCCTGGTCGCTGGTCCCGTTTAATCTAAATGCTATCTGTTCCCCTTTCTTTTTAGCTTTGGCAGTTTCTTTGACAATTTCCCCGGCCAGCTTTTTGATAAATAAAGCTTTATTATATATATAAAAGTTTGTTTTATTTATGCGCGAATTTTGGACGCTATTAAAAGCCCCGCGCCCGGCTACCCATAAGCAAGCCGCCGCGCAACCTTTGGAAGCATTAGGGCAAATATTAACCCCGGCCGCATTTTGATTATATGGTGCTAGGTATAAAATAAAAGTTTTTATTTCGTTCTTTGCTGTCTTTGCGTTGGTGTGGCCCGGGCTCAATAGCCGGGCCGGGATAGTGTAATTTTTCATTATTATATATTTAAAAGTTTAGACTCTAAAAAGCTTTCGATAAATCCGTCGGGAAGCTTTAGAGTTCCTTTACCGTCAGCTATTAGCTCCGCTTCTGTTATTTGGCATTCTGTCGCGGGGGGCGTTTCTCTGTCGCCCGCCCATTCTGTAAATTCAATAATGTAATTAATTACAAAATCATTCCCAAAATAGGATTCGTGTTGTTTTCTTTGTTTCATTTTACTTTGGTTTTTATGTTCGCTAAAAGTTTGTGCATTATCAAAAGAATTCGATAAGATCTTGATCAATTCCTTTTCTTGTTTTTCGCTAAAATTTAACATCTTTTAATTTGTTTGTTTAGTTTATTAATGTTTTTAATTGCTTTGTCGATACGCTCCATTGAATCCGTGAACGTATCATTAAAAAATTTATATTCTATTCCGTCAATTTTTGCGGATATAATCCGCTCAAATTTGATGGTGCGATATTGTTTTTTTGACATATTAAACAAAACCAAATTTTTAGCCGTGATAGGATCATATTTTAATGATCCGCCCTTTAGGTAAGATTTAACGCCAAATCTGAATTTGCCCGCGCCCAATGATTTGTCCGCGCGTGAATAAGTAAGGGAAAATATTTTCCCGCCTTTTGTCTTTTCTAGTAATTCAAAATAATTTAAAGTTTCCATTGTTTAAGCGTTTTTGATTATTAACGTAAATAGAGCAATAAAAACAAGCGTTAACAGAATTTTGCTTGCTCCATTGATTACCTGGATTAGTTTAGTTTGTTGTTTTGTGTTCATAATCTTTTGTTTTAATTAATGTTTATAAAATGTTTATAAGACAAATGTAACAAAAAAAAGCTTACATACAACAAATAAAAATAAAAATCAAGTACCCCCCCTACTTTTTTTTTAATTGTGGGCGGGGGATCTTTACAAAATGAATTCTGAACTGTATATAATAGGAACGGGCGCGCGTTATTTACAAAGAATTTTGGATACATCCAAACCCAACCCCTTATCAATAATGAATCTAAATAAGGCCCAATCGGCCCGCGCGGGGGGTACTGCGTTTAAGGGGGTACTGCGTTTAAGAGCCTGGATCCTGGCTCCTGGGCCTACTGCGTTTAAGAATTTCGGGGCCACTGCGTTTAAGAATCTACCCCTACTGCGTTTAAGAATTTATCGAATCACATAAGTGCCGCGCTTGGCATTGATCTCTGCAAACTGAAGAGCATATCTCATTGCATCGATACAGTGATTCCACTTGTCTATTGGCCGCTCATTGCGAGCGTGCCATACATAATTATTCAGCTCCTTGATTATATTCTCTGACTTAGCATCTACTATAATCTCATAGTCTTGCATCAGGGCTATCCCTGAAAGGATAGACCCTTTGCCTTTCTTGGCTCCTTTTACATTACAGCCATAAACCTCCCTGAGCTCCTGGATCATCCTAGGCTCATTGTTATCTGTTATAATTATAGAGTCTAAGGCGTGTCTTATGTTCCTTTCGCCTATTTCCTTTGTAGATAGCCCAGGCTTAACGAAACACTCCTGGACCCACATTATCCTATGTTCAGTGTCTACAGAGCATCTGACGAGCGTTGTGGGGTCTGTAGAGAATCCGTAATCTTGTCCGTATACAATCTGATGGTAATCTTTGAATTGGCCAGTTCTCCAGTTGGTGATCACTACACCTTCAGCCTTGTCAATCCACCCACCCATTATTTGGTGCAGATACTTCCTTGGGTTCTTCTTACGCATCATCTCTACCTGCTCAACAAAAGAATTAGATAGATTGTCTTTGTTATCAATATAGCTAGTGTGAATGTATGTTACGTTATCCTTCCATACATTCGACCCAGCTTCTACTCTTTTGGCTGCAAAGAACCTCTGGTATATCCAATGCTCCTTTGTGGTTGGGTTGAGTATTAGTATACATCTATTCTGTTTGTTCTTCTCTCTGACTGATTGGTCTATCTTATCAAAGCTGTCTTCGTCTATAAGCTCTTCTGCTTCATCCAACACAAAGGTTGTAATACCTTGTAAGGACTTAAGCGCAGCGGTTTGATTACCGCTGCTGGTCTTGATACCTTTAAATATTATTGAGCTCCCTGTGGCTGTGTTTAAGATCTCATCCTTAGTTATCCTAAAGTGTTTA